CGATGCCCGTGGACTCGACCAAGGCCCGAAGCTGGGCCATCGTTGAGTCGATGAACTGACGCTCCCCACCTTCGGGGGCGTTGGAGATCAGCATGTGCAAGTGGTCGAGGATCACGAACCGACAGCCTTCACTGACCCGCATGTACTTGATGCGCGACAGCAAGCTGGCGATCTTGCTGGACGGGTCGTGCTTCAAGATTACCAGTCGGTCCTTGAAGTGCGTGTCGATCTCGTCGGCCAACTGTTCCGGCGACAGGCCACAGCGGTCAAGATGTAGCGGCTTGTCTAGGGCTTGACCAAGAAGACCGAGGGCCGTCTGGATGGCGCACTCTTCAAGGCCGATGTAGCCAACCTTAGCGTTCTCACTGACCATGTGGTGCGCGAGTCCCCGGCAGAGTTGACTCTTGCCCATACCAGTACCGCTGGAGATCACGGTGATCTCGCCTTCGCGGCAACCCCTTAGCAGTTCCTGGATCTTCGGGTAGGGCCAAGTCACTGAGGGAACCTCGACCTCGTTGGTCAGCAAGTCTCTCAGGTCATCTGTGGTCAAGATGCCGTCCGGTCGGTAGGTCTTAGCCTCCCACCAAGCGTTCGTTAGTTCTTCGTAGAGCCCTTTTTCCACCGCCTCGCCAACGTCCTTACAGCCGTTCGGGGGCAGCGCAATCTTCGCCTTACCAGGAGTAAGCAGAGAGGCGCATTCAATAGCGGCGGCTCTGCCGGGAGCGTCCGCGTCAAAGAAGAAGATGACGGACTCATAGGTCTCCAGCATCTCGATGTTCTTTGCCACTACCTTCTTTGCGGACTGAGCCCCGTTTGGCAGAGAGACACATGGCCGCTTCCCGCCTAGAGTTTGATCCAAAGCTAGGGTGTCGATCTCGCCTTCACAGATAGTCAGGACGCGCCCACGGTCGTTGCGGAATCGGTGAGCTTGCCAAAGCCCCATTGCCTGAGCGTTGCCTTTGATCTCAAACTTCTTGTCGGGGTAGCGCACCTTCTGGGCAACAAGTACCCCCGTGTCATCGCAGTAGTCTGCAACTTGAACAGGCTGGCCCTTGCTCTCCCCCACGCCGTACCCTGCTCTCGCGCAAGTGGCTCGGCTGATACGGCGCACTCCCAGTTCGGTCGGGCTGTGTTGTATAAAATCACCAGACATCCAGTTTACCTCCTTGACCGCTTCGTGTCCGTCAGGCCAGAAGGTCGCGCCACACACAAAGCAGAACTTGTGGTGGACCTCTTGCGTGTCTGTGTCACCGTAGACGGCTCGCCCGTCTGAACTTCCGCATGAACATTCCTCATGCCTTAGAAACGAGTTGGTATCGTGCATAGCGCCTTCCGTTTATATCTTGTTTGATTTTAGTTTCGATTTTGTGCCCTCGGTTCCGAAGGTCATTGATCCGTGCGGCCAAGCGGAAGCAGCCAGCTACGGTCAAAGCCTCGACGGGCGAGATGGATTCGTGTTGCTCTAGGTAGTTCAGGATTGTGTCACTCTGGGTCATTGCGTTGCTCCATGTAGATTTCGATTTGGCCTTCTTCCTCTGGCTTTGCCCACGCTTTGACTGCGGTAAGCAGGACTACCTGGTAGTCATCGACAAAGAGCTTTCCGTTGAGGCTGTCCAGAATAGCTTTGCTGTAGTTGTCGATGTCAGGCTTGGGGTACTGGAGAGATGTCTTCTTGGGGCGCTTGACTAGGAACACAATGCTCACATCAATAGGCCCAGCAATAGGACACCCCTCCAACCCTTGGCGTTCAATCTCTGCCTCAATCACAGGCTTCGCCTCGCGGCGGAAGTTGGCGTAGGTCTTCTGGTAGAAGACATGGCCCGTGCGAGTGACTCGGGGTCGGCTCGCGGGAACTGGATTGATAGGCAGGATTAGCCGCATCTTAGAAGTCGGCGGCTCCCATCAGATCCTCGGTGCCCGTAGCCTCGTCGGAGAAGCCTTCGGTAGCGGCGAATCCAAAGTCACCCGCGCCACCGCGCTCAACCAAGTCGATCACCTGAACAGCCTTGCACCAAAGGGTAACTCCGGTGTCGCCAGCAGGGGTGCAGTAGAAGTTGGCCTCTACAGAGATGCGAGCCTTGGTGCCGCCACCGACAGATACCGTGGTGGGCTTGAGGCTCGCGTCAAGAATCGCTGGACGTTGCTCCCAGGAATCCCCGGTGCGCGTCACAACTTTAGCCTTCAGCTTGAACTTGACGATGAACTCGCCCTCACTCTCCTCGTCTTCAGACCAAGGAAGCGGGTTCTGGTTGAGCTTCTTCTTGCCGCGCTGGCTGCACTCTTGCTGGTACTGCTCGTCACGGAAGGTAGCAACCTTGTCCATGAACTCCTGAGCGTCCGCGCCGGAGACGCGCATCTTCGTGTGGTAAATACCCATTGCGTCAAACTCGCGGTCAGGCTCGTTCAAGTGGGGGTAGATGAGGATGCCCGGAGGCGTGACAGCTTTGAGTCGTTTTGCTTTCATATTTAGTTTTCCGTTAGTTGAAAAAGTAGGTGCTGTTGATGACACAGCGGGGATCGAGGTCGCCGTACTCAGGCAGGGGTGGAAGCTCCACTCCAGCCGGAAGGTAAGACTGAACCTCCTTGGCGAACTCCTCCAAGAGATCGAAGGAGAACATTTCGGCGTACGAGGCGCGGAGGGCTCCGGCCAGCGTTGCGCTGTCGGCAGCTAGTGTACCAAACGAGTCATGGACCATAGCGAAGTCTTTGACCCCGATTTCTAGCGCGGTGTTTACAGTCACGAACATGGCCGAACTGTCCAGCGAGTGGATGAAGTTGGGGGTCAGCGCGTTCGTTGACTTGCGGCGGTCGAGCTTGTTCGTGGCAATACGCAGAGAGTGTGTCCTGATCTTCTCCCCAATGCGTGTCTTGACCGCTGCGGACTTCCATTTGGTGTAGAACTGCTTGACGGGTAGCCCAATGGGTGTAGTCCAGCGGATAGGTAGATCATGCTCGCAGCAAATCTTTCCCACTTCTTGGAACCAAGCCATTGAAGCCATCGGGCCAGACAGCAGCGAGGCCATCGCCTCACGAATCTTGTTCGACAGCAACATGCAGGGTTGCCAAGTGTTGAAGAGGGGATACTTGTTGCCCGTCTTCGCCGCCTTTGCCTGATACCAAGCGCGGGTGTACTCGAACATGGCGTGGGGAGTCCCCCCGTAGACCGACACCATCGTCTGCCTTTTAGTAGTCGTGCGGTCGATGCCAAAGTCCAGCCACCACTTAGCCATCTCGCTGCCGTCTTCCTCCAGAAGCTCGCAGGTTCGCTGGGCCACAGCACCATAGAGGTCTTGCGGCTGCTCCGAGTCTATGCAGTTGGTCGCTATGGCTCCGCTGACGTTGCGCGTGAGCAGACTTAGGATTTGCAATCCCGATTGCGTTGCGTCTTGCGGGATGGGCATACGGCTGATGAAGTTCTTTGGGTCCGCAACATAGCCAGCCCACTCGTAAGCTCCAGCCAAGGCCGTCCACGGACACGCAGCATCCTGCCACTCCTTGTTTTCATACGGGTCTTTTGCAATCCGTAGCAGCATGTCCTGGTTCTCTTCAATCCAGATCACACGGTCATCTAAAGACTTCTTGTCGTAGCCGAACGCATTAGCGATGCCGATTGCCAACCAAGCAGCAGCCACCTCGTCCTCAATGGGCTTGCCGCGCTCAAATAAGAGGAGCCCTCGGCAGATCGAAGGCCCTTGCGGGTGCAGCCCAAGAGACACAGGGTACTGACGGCCACGAAAGTCGCACTGGCTGGTAAACCACAGCGGCTGCTCGCGGTACTTGTTGGCAATCCAAAGGACTTTAGACAGCATGATGCGCTCGCTGCGGGAGGCTGCGTTAGCCTCTCTGACAGCGGCGGCTGCTCGGCGGTACTTCTTGCGGACATCCTCGTCCTCCCCGATGTTCTCCGGTTTCGGGGGAAGCGGTAAGTCCTCGCGGCTAGGCAGACCCGCAGTCTCTATCGAGTTTTCCCAGAAGTGTCGGAAGACCTCCAAGACGGGCTCATTGATGCGGAAAGGGGTCGCTTGGATTCCGTTGACAGCCTTGAGGAAGTGAGTCAGATCGGCTTCTGCCAGTTCCTCTAGGTACTGACGGTCCCAGGTCTTGATAAGGATGCGCTTGTGCAGGTCGCGGGTATGGAAGCCACCCTCGGTGACCGAGACCCACGGCTTGGGCTCCATCACGCAAGGCAGATAGCAAGGCGCAAGAAGCTCGTCCCGGTCGTGGGACTCCATGAGCATCTTGTGGCAGTTGTGGGTCGCGTGTAGTTCCGTGCGAGTCTTGCCAAAGATTGTCGTGCGGTTGACGATCTCAACCAGTTGGGTGACGTTGGCGAACAACTCCACCAACACCACGCCCACGTTTAGTTTGTCCTTCTGCGGCCAAGGAGTGAAGCCATGCTCCACCTCCTTCATCGCTGACATGATGTGTCGGCGTTTCGTGCCGTAACTATTCCAGTCTTTAGTGCGCTGGTATAGCTCGCGCCATAGACCTGGATCGGATTCCTTGACGGCACTGTAGCGCACCTCGTCCTCCAGTCGGGCCGAGACCGTCATGGAGGCGCGGGTGAATAACTTGGCCTGAGCTACGCCGTCCAAGATCGCCCGTGCCGCAAGGGCCGCAATGATCTTGTCGGGCAGGAGGTCAAGGTAGTCGATAGCGCGGTGCCTACGCCCCGGCTTCTTTTTCGCCTGTCGTTTCCATGCAGCAATCTCGTCCGCGAAAGGCTCTAGGTAATGGGCAAGAAGGCGGCGACCAACTGGCAGAGTGGTTTCTAGGTTCTTGTCTCGCGCCTTAGCGAGTTTCGTGCGGTAGCGAGAGACCCCAAGACTGGTCATCTCCCGCTCCACATCACTTTGTCCGAGGCTCATACACTACTCCTCGGCTGTCCACCGATGTAACTTGACTGGAAACTAGATCCAGTAGTGTATGTAGATTGTAACGTTTTCACTAGCCCAGCACCTCGGCAACATTCTCCAGGTCACGGCCAGCCACCTTGATATAGATGTCGGTCGTGGCCTCATTACGGTGGCCCAGCCAAGTCGAGATGTGGCTCTTGTGGACGTTGGCTTGGGCTAGTCGTGTGCCCACCCCGTGACGCAGCGAGTGAGGGACAAACTCTTTGTCATCCGCTAGGCCCATGTCGCCCTTGACCGTGCGCCAGACGCGATTCAGGTGCGTCTGCGAGACATCAGGGAACAGCTTGGCCGTGCGGCGACCTAAGCGAGACTCGATAACCTCTTGGACACGCGGGGTCATGGTCAGGGTCCGCTCGTTGCCGCCCTTCATCACTTCAAGCTCGATCTTTGAGCCTACCACTTTGCTTGCGGGGAGACTCAGAAGCTCGCCCGTCCGCATCCC